CCATAGGTGGATGCCGTGCCGAGTCCCTCCGTGATGGTCTGGAGCGCCGCCACGTCACTCTGCAACTGCGCCACGTCCGAGGCGTCGCCCTTGCTGTTGATAAGCGCCGTCACGTCCTGCGCCAGTTTGGCGATGGTCACAGCCGCATCTGCGATTTTCGCCGTGGTCACGGACTCGTCCCGGATGTCGGGCACGACCGCTCCGATGTTCCCGGAGATATTCCCGACCCTTGCGCCCTGCGGTGCAAGACTGCCGCTGATATTGCCCTCGAAACTCATGCCGTCACCTCCTCGCCCAAGTAGAACCTGCCTTTGACGAACGTGTACACGCTGTTGCCCGCCGTCCGCAGTTGGATGTCATACACGTAGGACAGCCCCATCGTCAGCGCCTCCGTCTCGTCGGCCTCGATGGTCAAGAGCATCGTGGACGTGTCCACCTGCTTCTCCAAGACGGGCGTGGCGTCGGTATAGTTCAGTTTCATGCCGAACGTCACCTCGTCGCCAGACGCGGGCGTGTACTCCTCGCCGTCGGCATCGTAGATGGTCACCACGCAATCAAATGTATCGCCGCGCGTGAGATAGATGTCGGTGTCTGCGCCCCGCTTCGTGATTGAAAACATATGCCCTCCTTATGTCGGCGTGTACCTCTTTGTCACGTTGCCGTTCGCGTCGAAAAAGTACAAACCATCATTGCCCAGTGCCACTCTCCGTGTCCCTGCGTCGTCATACAAGTAGAGCCACCCAATGTCGGAGCCAACGCCAAGACGCGCTAAATAATTCCCTGTTGAGCCTCGCAGAGTAATCTCCCCAGAATCTCCTCGTCCGCTAAGATAGACGAGGGTTTTGATGGCTTCTCCACTGATGTCATTGATGCCGATGGCCGCGCCCTGTACAAAGCATTTTCTGTTCGGGTTTTCGGCTGTGCTTTTATTCTCCACAGTCAGCCCATTAGTATGCAATCCCGCTCTGGCCTTGTCACTGTTGAGCACGATGTGGTCCTGAGTGTCGCTGGATGTCTGGATATTGATCCCGCCGCCAGTGATGTTGGCATTTGACGATGACAGCGAGTTCGCTGTCACATTCCCCGCGCTATCCACTGCAAAAGTGCCATTACCATTGTAAATGGACAATCCTCGCAGTGTCCCAGCGATGATGGAGTCAGCGATGATTCCGCCGTCAATCGTGGCCGCTGCCGTGTAGGACGCTCCGCCATCGTGTGAATATCCCCAGCCAGCGTAGTTGTATTTCCAGATGTGCGTGGCCGTGGATTCATCCGGCTCGTCCATGATCAACATCTCATACGGAAGGCCGTCAGCATTGTAGTGAAATTTGATGTTCCCTCCGGAGATCCCGGTCAGCAGGGACGTGGCCTTTGCGATCGCCTCGGCCATGATGCCGCCTTCCTGCGCCGCCTGGGTGATGGTCTGCTCTGTCGTGCTGCTGATGGCCTCGGATAGGTTCGCCCGCTTGGCGTTCCCGATCTCGATGGAGTTGTACCTGTCCTTCAGGAAGTTATAGTCCGTCTCGATGACTTTCGCCTCGGCGGTGATTCCAAGAGCCTCGTGCAGGACAGTGACGGTATCGCACAGGTTCACTCTTTCAATGCTCGCAGCATAGTCCCTGTATTCTTCCGTCTGCCACAGCGGGACAAAACCCACCTTGACGTTCTCCTTCAGCTCCCATCCGGAGTTGTTGACCAGGTACTGCGTGGCCCTTTCCCGCAGCTGTGCTACCGTAGGTGGAGCCTCAAAGTCAGACGAGAAGTCCACGACCTTCGTGCGCTGGATGCTCCCAACATGGGAAGACTCCACCACCTTCTCCGGCAGAGTCACCACGGTGGCCTCATTGGACCAGAACGGGACGATGGCGGTGTACACTCCGTCCGTTGAGATCTCAGCGGACGCAGAGGTCAGGTTCTTTCCGGATCTGATCACCACGCCCCGGTCACTCCCCCGGTGGAGGTACAGCTTCACTTCCAGACCGTCAAATTCGTACTCTCCGGTGCCGTAGACGTCAAGAAGAGAGCCCTGCGACCCTCCGAGGATTTCCCGGACAGGTCGAGGGCTCCGCAGTGTGTAGGTCCCGGTCACTTCTTTGTTGGTCCAGAATGTAAACGGGCAGCTCCCCACGATGTTGGCCTTGATCTTTACCATGGCATCCGCCACGCTGGTGGCCGTGAACGGCATCACGACCATGCCATTCAGATCGTAGGACAGATGATTCGCCTCGATCTCGTATCTTCCTCCTGTCCTCCTGGTCACCTTGGAGATCCTGAACGGCTGCTCTGCTTTCCCGTCTGCCGGCACAGCCGTGATGATCCGCTCTTCCGTCAGCTCTTCGGCGTTCTTCCCGGTAGCAGCGTAAATTCCAGACAGCGTATACTGCCCGTTCCGCGCCTCCATCACCTTGCCGCTCAGGAAGTCAGGCAACTTGCCCAGCCCGTTCGTGGTGAAGGATGTTTCATTTTTCTCGTACAGTGTAGGGATCATACTCTCCACCAGTGCGGGGTGACTTCCACCTTCGTGATGCCCCCGCTGAAGTTGATTCCGGTCTCACCGGCTCCGAGTGCCGGAAAGTTCTTGGTGACGTACCCGTTCAGGTTTGCCGTGCCGTTGTACGCGTCCCCGAGAGCGCAGTCGATGTCGATGTACTCCTTGGAGTAGTCTGTGATGGTGATGATCTCATCACCGACAAACAGCGTCCCGTACCCGTACACCCGGATCAGAGGCAGAGCCGTCTCCAGGGACGGATTCCGCAGCACTCCTGGTCCTGTGAAGGTGATGACCTCATCGCCGGCCACCAGGAACCGCTGGGGCTTGCAGTTGAATGTCAGGGAGAAGTGCGCCGAGGAGTTCCACGGGCCGGTCTCGGGCTCAAAAGCGCCTGTAAACACCGCCATCCTGTACTCGTTCGGGTGGTAGGTGTCCGTGAGCTTCTGGTAGCCTCTGGCCCCGTTCAGGAACCGGTTCCGGATGTCCGCAGCGGTCAGCCGGAATCCTTCCCTGATGAATGCCGGGTAGATCACCTCGATGTTCTGGTACCTTCCGTTGTCGATGATCAGGTCACCGTTCCGGCCGTCCACCGAGACCATTTCCCGGTCTCTCTCCGGGGAGGAGTAAGTCCCCGCACCGGAGATGATGATGCCGAGGGACGACGCCGAAATATTCCCGAAAGTCAAATCACTCATCCGAACGCCGCCCCCCTTCTGTACACGTTCACCGCGATCCTTTCTTCGATAAGATCCGCGAGTTCTTCCACATCCTGTCCAGGTGCACCGTAGACGTTGATCGTGGTGCCGCCGTAGGTGTTGTTGTATGTTGCCTGCCCAACCGCGTTCCGGATGATGGATTCCAGGCTTCCGAGACCGACCACCACCTCAGCACCGGCTTCCCCGCCGCCGAGGAGCTTTCCGTTCGCCGCTCCAAAGATCGTCGGGCCGTTCAGGATCATGCCGTTTTCCATGGCCTTGGAATACCACTCGATGCTTAACTTCGGCACCCTGGGCGGGCTTAAAGAGAAAGACCCGGTGATGGAGAAATGAGGGAGCTTGATCTTCGGGAACTCCAGCTTGAAGTCAAAGATGCGCTTGATCGCATCGACACCTCTGCGGAAAAACCCTTTGATGTTTTCCCATGTGGAAGAAAGAATAGTCTTCGCTTCCTCGAGCGGCTTTGTGATCTTCGTCTTCAGCGTTTCAAAGTCTGTGCCAAAGATTCCGAGCACCGCATTCGCCCCGTTGGTCAGCGTGGACTTGGTCTGCTCCCACGTGCTGGTGGCCGTGGACTTTATGCTCTGCCATGCCGAAGAGGTCTTGGTCTTCAAGGACTCCCACGCAGTAGATACGCCCTGCTTGATGTTCTCGCCGACCTGGCTGACCTTCTCCTTCATGGTGTTCCAGGCGTTCACCACGCCTTCCTTCACCGCACTGGCCGCATTCCTGACGCCTTCCTTCAGCTTCTCCCACGTCTTGGTCACCGCCTCCGAGATCTTGTCCCAATTCTTGATGACCAGAATTATCGCCGCAATGGCTGCCGCGATGGCCGCGATCACGCCCACGACAGGAGCTGCCGCCGCCAGACCGCCGGTGATGGCTGCCGTCAATCCGCCGGCGCCGGCAATGGCTCCGGAGATAGCGCCCACTACACTCGTGATCGTCGAGATAACCTTGATGATGGTGCCGACCACTGTCAAAACAGGTCCGATGGCCGCCAGAATCAGCGCGATGTTGATGATCTGTTTCTGCTGCTCTTCATCCAGGCCGTTGAATGTGTCGACCAGAGACTTCAGCTTGTCGACGATCTCGATGATCTTCGGCAGCAAAATCTCACCGAACGAGATGGCCAGCTCCTGCAGTTTGGACAGGAGGGTGGTGATGTTCCCATTCAGGTTGTCCTGCATGATCGTGGCCATGTTCTGTGCCGCTCCGGAAGAACCGTCAACCGCCGTGATCAACTTGTTGAAGTCTTCGTCTGAGGAGTTGACGATGGCCAGCAATGCGGACATGCCTCTCTGACCACCGAGGGCTGCTGCGGCCTGCGCTTTCATGGCGCCTTCCGCACCATAGGCTCTCGTGGTGAGATCCGTCAGCTGTTCGTTGTATTGCTCCTCCGTGATGGTCCCGTCTTCCAGGAGCGCATCGAGGTTTGCCACGTGCTGCTGGAACTCCTCGACCGGCATCTTCAGATCGCCCATGCCTTGACGCAGCTGCGTCATGACATCCCGGAACGAGAGCATGTTGCCATGGCCGTCTTCCAGGCTGATGCCCAGTGCATTGAGAGCGGTCTCCGCGTCTTTGGACGGCGCCACCATGTTGGTGAGGATCGTCCGGAGGGATGTACCGGCCTGCGATGCCTTGATGCCGCTGTTGGCCATCAGGCCGAGGGCCACAGCGATGTCATCCACGGAATAGCCAAGAGATCCGGCTACCGGAGCGACGTACTTGAAGGACTCGCCCATCATGGACACGTTGGTGTTCGCGTTGGACGATGCCGCCGCCAGGACGTCAGCCATGTGCCCGGATTCCGCTGCACTCATACCAAACGCCGTCAAAGCGTCCGTCACGATGTCGGAAGTGGTCCCCAGATCTTCGCCGGATGCAGCTGCGAGGTTCATGATGCCCTCGATACCGGAGAGCATGTCTTCGCTCTTCCAGCCCGCCATGGCCATGTACTCCATGGCCTGTCCGGCTTCAGTCGCGGAGAACTTTGTGCTCTCGCCCATTTCTCTGGCCTTGGCGTTCAGCTGGTCCATCTCATCCGCAGACGCACCGGAGATCGCCGCAACCTTGTCCATTTCGGACTCGAAGTCCGCTGCCGTCTTTACCACCGCCGTGCCGACGCCGAGGATCGGCATTGTCAAGCCTCTGGTCAGTGTCTTGCCGACGTTCTGGAAGGTGGAGCCGATGTTCTCCAGCTTCTTGGATGCCTCTTCACACTCCCGGGAGAATGCCGCCCAGCCGGTGTTGTTCTGCAGCTCCTTGTTGATGTTGGCCAGCTCCGTCTCGGCATCGGCAAGCTTCTTTTTCCACGTCTGCGCCTCGGTGGAGTTCTCCCCGAACTTCGCCGTGGATGCGTCAACAGCGCCCTTCAGCTTGTCGACTTCCCTGGTCAGCGCTTCCTGCTGCTTCTTCAGCAGTTCGGTGCGTTGCTTGGCCTTGTCCATCTCGGAAGCGCCGTCCTTAAACGACGCCTCCAGGAGCCCCATTTCAGACTTCAGGGCTTTGGTCTCGCTGATGATATCCCGGAGGGACTTTTTGTATTCTTTTTCGCCGTCAATGCCAATTCGCGGCCCGATATTGATCGCCATTTGTCACTCCAGTGCTATCGCTTCGTCAAAAGTCCACGTTCGTTTCTTCTTTTTCTGCCGGGCGTTCCCACTGTCAATCATCATGCAGGAAATCACGTCCATCATGTCGCCGTAGCGCGTGGCCAGTATCTCCCGCGTCCCCATACCGTTCTTCCGGCCGTAGTACAAAAACCAGGCGCGGCTCAGCGTTATGCCGTTGCCGCGCCCTCTGCGTTTTTTCCTTTTACCGGTTCGGTCTGGATCTCCTGCTCCGTGCCGCCCTGCATGGCGTTCGTGATCTCGTCCATCACGCCCGCTTTTGTGAAGACAAACGGGGACAGTGCGGACAGGTACTTCTCCGTCAGGACATCCGGCCGTTTGTGGCCGAGGATGATTTCCTCATAGTCCGCATATCCCCGCGAAAGTGCAGCGAGAATCCGGACGACATTCTTCATGCTGTCCTGCCCCTCCATGAGGGAACCGAACTTTGCGAAGTTTCCGTCCGGACATAACGCCGCGATCTCCGACCACGCCTGGGTCGTGAGGTACAATCCGTACTCTTTACCGTTGAGAATCATTCGCTGCCCTCCCTCGTCAGGTGATGCCCAGCTTCGTCTTCAGAGCCGCTTCCGCAGCCGCTTCCGTCGTCTGGTCCGCACCGATGGACTTCCAGGTGTGCTTCGCATCGTCAGAGCGCATCAGCGTCGCCGTGAGGCTCTGCGTCTGCCAGTCGATCTCTTCCTCCTGAGTCGCGGCAGACAGCGGCACCTGCTGGAACTGGCACTTGGCCAGCACGATCGGGACGTACGTGACCACGCCAGCTTCCTGGTACCTGGCGATGAAGCCGATGCCCACATTCGGGACAGCCTGCTCATCGTTGTAGTCCGTCCAGTCGTCGACCGCTGCCGGCAGGCCCATGATCAGGCGCTCAGCGTCGGCCTTGAGGCCGTCGACCGTCAGGGAAACGGTGCCGCCGGTGAACGTGCCGGAGGCGCTCTCCGCGATCACGTTGTCGGCATAAAAGTTATTGTCTTCTGAAGTCTCCGGCTCGATGGAGACATCCACGCCACGGGCCAGAGCCATGCCGCTCGTGTAGGTCACCGTGGTGCCGGAGGCGGAGTAAAGGGCCACATACGGCTTAGAAAAGCCGGTGCATACCTTACCGTTTGCCATTTGTTAACCTCCAAAATCTTTACTGATGGCCCGGTCAAAAGCCGCAGCCATCGCCATTTCTGCTTTTACCTGGACAGATCTGACCGTCGGGTCGATGAATGGTGACTTCTTCAGCCAGCTGGTCCCCGACTCCAGAGACCGCGCCACCAGCACGTTCGGGACGCCTCTCGGCCAGTTGTCTGTGACCGTCGAGTTGTACCCGTCAAAGCCGATGTGCACATTGATATATCCGGAATCGTTCTGCATCCTGGAAATGCCGAGGCCTTCCAGGAGGCCTTCCCGCTGGGAATTGGTCACGCCGGTGACGGGCGGGTCTTTAAACTTTCCTTCGCGCTTGGCCAGGCCCTTGATCGCTTCCCGTATGGCGTCCGCCACGATCCCGCCGCCGACATACACGGCCTGCTTGATCTGCGGTTCAGATCCAATGGTGAGCTTGTCAAGCGCTTTGATGTAGTTGTCGATCCCTTTCCCGACTTCCAGCTTCACACCTGCCACCCCAGCTCGTAGTGGATAAGTCCTGTCTCGTCCTCGTACTGGATGGACTCCAGGGACCACGCGACCCCCGCATCCGTGAGGGCATCCATGACGGAATCGAAGAGCGGATCGTACTCGGTCTTGGAGTAGATGTCGAGCGTCCCCGCTGCGATCATCTCTTCTGTCCGGTTGTCCGCTTCAAATGTCCGCCCGGAGTCCTCCTGCCATACCACGAACGGAGCTGCCATCTTCGGCCTCCAGTAGTGGTAGACGCTGACGCTCAGGACCGTCAAGGCGTCACGTACCCGTTTAAGCCTCTCCTGGAACGTCATACTTTTCCTCCAGTCTCGAAAGCGACAGGTCATACACACGCAGGTTGTCCGAATCCATGGTCGGGGTCGTGTTGGTGATTCGGTACTGCTCGCCGTCAATGACGGCATACATTCCGATCGCCGGCCGCACGTCCTCGTCCCAGATCCGGGCCTGCAGGTCCACCTGTTCGTTGACACCCTTGGCTGCGTACTGGCGCGAGTATGAGATATACCGCTCCTCGTAGAACTGCGTGGCCACCGGGGACAGCTGATACATCGGCATGTCCCCGGCTTCCGCAGTGTTCACCAGTTCGCAGATGGTGATCTCCCCTGCGTCATACATTGGCCGCCCCTTTCTCCGCCATCAGGCGGTTGTTGAGGCGGTAGCGGAGGGATCTGGGCATTGCCGGGTCATCACTGTTGCGCTTCCGGTAGAGGTACGCGGTATAATCCGCGACCAGATCCAGATCGTCAATGTCCGAAATGTCCAGGGTTATCCCCTCGCGGGAGATTTCCTTCTCCGCCACCTCGTTCAGTGCGGTCAGGAATTCATCGCGGATGTCGTTCCGGATCTCCAGCCGCGCCTTCGTGAGCTCCAGCAATGTCATTTGACTCCTCCTTAGTTGGCGGTGTCAGCCGCGAACGTCATGGCGGCGGTCGGAGTCACGCCATTGATGCCGATGACCACAAAGCCTTCGGCGATGGCCGGCTTGCCGTCATAGCGGGCGGTGCCCTTGAAGACCGTCTGATCCTCGATGAATTTCACATGCTCGGAAGAGGCGAACTTCGCACCGGCTCTCTCCGCCAGGGTGTACAGGTCGAAGTATCCGCCGACGATGACGTTGTCAGGGATGAAGTCAAGAACTTCGATCACGCCGCCGATGACCGGCATACGACCGTCAACGCCTGCCACGATGGCGCCGGCAGCGTTCACCGCCATGGCCTCAGCCACAAGCTTGGTGTACGTGGTCTCATTCATGGCCCACACCTTTTCACCACGGGAGTAGCGGCCCTTTGCAGCGCCGGCGTCGGTGGTGATAGCCTGGAAGAGCTTAATGCCGGTGGAATTCGCGGCCGTAATGCTAAGGATGTTGGTGGTATGAAGGTCGACCCAAGTGCGGGCGGTCTCCGGGTAGTCAGCCGGAGCCTCGGTCTGCGCCAGACGGGCGACGACGCCCTGCGGCATACGGGTGCCGGTGCCGTACAGGATCGCCTTATCCAGGGCGATGCCGATGGACTGGCCCAGGACGTCCAGGATCAGGGTGGCCAGGTTGACGTCGTTGTCTTCGAGCAGCGCATTGCACAGCGCGAAGTACCCGCCGACTTTCCAGCAATTCACCTCCAGATCGTTGAAGCCGATGGACAGCTCGTTCAGGGTTGCGCAGCATTCAGTCCAGACCGCCTCCGGGACAGTGCCCATGATGATCTCACGGCCGGTGCCGCCGACCCTCACGACGCGGACGTGACGATACAGCTTGGAGTAGTTCATCACGTTCTCACGCAGCAGGCCAAGGAAGACCTGCGGGATCAGCAGCTCTTTGTTGTTGACAGCCCTCTTCTCGTTGATGATCGTGCGGACGTTGGCAAGGTAGGCCTTGACGTCATCGCGGGCGAACATGGCATCTCTCTCCTGCATGGAGAGGCCGAAAAACTTATCTCTCGTATTCATGGTGGTTTCCTCCACTTCCTTTCCCCTGGCTTCCGGCGCCTGGTCGGTTTTCTGTTCCTGCTCGAGGGAGGCGATCTCCTCCTCAATTTTCCGGATCTGCTCGGTCAGGTTCGTCTCTTCCTCTTTGTGCGTGGCCTTCTCCGCCTCCAGGGCTTCGATATTCTCCTCGACCACGCCCTGTTCCTCCTCCGTCTCGGCTTCGGCGATCGCCTTTTCAAGCTCGGCCTCTCTGGTCTGGAAGGCCTCGGCCTTCTTTCTCAGCTCGGCAAGCTGCTTGTTGGCGATGTCCAGCTTCTTACGGAGCATCAGCACTTTAAGCATCTTTTTCTCCTTTCAGTCTGGAGAGCATCTTGGCCCTCCAGGCGTCCTTTTTGGCTTTCAGAAGTTCCTCGCGCTCCTTAGCTCGAGCATGGGCGCTTGTCTCTTCATATGCCGGGAAGGTACACAGGCTGCACTCGTAAAGCACCACGTCTTCGATCGTCCAGTGGACCGTACCGTCATCTCGGATCTCGGTATCCTGCTTGACGATGTCGAATCCAATTGAGCACTGCGACACGTCCCCGCGCTTGACTCTGGCATAGGCATTCATGGCGTCCGAATCGTTACGGTTGATTCTTACGCGTCCGAACAGGCCATGCTCATCGTCATGGAGTTCGAAGGTGCCGGCCTTCGTGCGGCCAATCACCAGCGTCGTGTCGTGGTTTATCAAAGCGCGGATGTCTCCGCCGAGCGCATTCTTAAAAGCTCCGGGCGCGATTGTCTCGATAGCGCCGGGTGCAATCTCGTACGGGCTGTTGTACACGGCCCAGTACGCCTCGATGTAGAGGTCGTCGTTCTCCTCCCGCGTCTCAAACTTCGCGGAGAGGTTTCTGGTCTGCATCTCCATTTATTCTCCTTCCTGGACCAGTTTCTTCTGGTCTCCGATCTTGTCGACCGGGATGTAGTTCTCCAAGATCCGCAGCTGGTCCAGCCCCTCGATGGGTGCCATGCCGATGCGGTCACGGACTTCGTTGGGTGTCACGATGCCTTTGTCCGCCAGCCCGGAGAAGACCGAATACAGCGTCATCAGATCCCAGTCCATGAGGGACAGGACGTTGAATCGCAAGTACCACTTCGGCGACAGGATCAGCTTCTTCGTCATCTCCTGCTGGATGCCGAGCGCCAGCGGCCGGATGGTGTTCTGGATGAACGAGTTCCAGGCGGCCCGGTCAAACTCTCCCACGCCAAGCAGGAACGGAGGGACGCCCAGGATGGAAGCCACGGTCCTCTTGTCCAGCTCCACCGTGTCGTTGATGGCCAGATCCGCGAGGGACAGCGGCTTGATCTGCTCCACCTGGAACTGGTCGGCTGGGATGAGCCACGGCTCCCCGGTCTGTGCCGGCCTGATGTAGCTCTGCAGGAGCTTCTGCCTGCCTTCCGGTGACGAGAACTCGTCCGTGAGGGCATCGACCTTCACGATGATGGAAGGCTTCCAGTTGGATGCCATGAACGCGTTCTCTGTCTCCTGAGCCTGTGCGAGATTCTTGGCCAGGCTCCTCAGACTGACTGTCACGCCCTTGCCCTGCCACAGATACATTTCGTCCGGGTTGAATACAAAGTGCAGCAGGCTTTCCGGGTCGCGGTTGACGCCGTCGATCTGCACTTTGTAATCTCTCCGGCCGACCGGCAGGAACGTGATCCTGTCCGCCGCGATCGGCTCCAGGCTCTGCAGCACACCGCCGTAGGTGTGCGGCATGACGATGGCGTTCCCCTTCCCGTACAGAAGGAGGTTCATCACGATGGCCTGCATCCACGTGCTCCTGGTCATGTTCGGCATCGGGTCGATGTCGATTTTCCGGGAGAGTTCGTTCACGATCCGGATGTCGCCGTTTTCCGTGTTGGCCATCAGGTGGATCGTCAGCGACCCGATCAGCTCGGCAATCCTCCGACATGCCGTGAGGATCTCCGGGTTGTTCTCCAGAGGGACGTACCCTGCCTTGCTGCACTCGATCCAGTCCGTCATGAAGGCGATCTGGCTCGGCGTCATCTCGCGCTTCTGCGTGATTCTGTTTTGTCTTTTCTTCTTACTCATTCCCAAACCATGCCTTTGCCTTTGTCGCCTTTGTCTGCGCTTCCATCATTCGAATGGCAGCAAAAACCGACGCATCGAACAGGTCGATTCTCTGCGTCGGGTTGATCTTCTCGTATTGCACTGCATCGTCGGTCTTCTCAATGGCGGAGACATTCGACACGCAGTATTCGTATGCCTCGGAGTGGAGGTAATAAAACCGCCCGTCCTTCACCGCCTTCTCGATGTGCCGGAAGCCGGAGGACTTCAGCCAGAAGAACTGCGGCTGCTCGACGATACGGAAGCCGGCAGCTTTCATCGCCGGGTAGTATTCGTCGCCGGCAAACTTCCGGTCATGTCCGATCTGCTTGATCCGGAAGCCGGCCTTCTTCATCGAGGAGAACCAGTTCACAATGTCCGCGATGTTCACCGTCGGACTGTTTGATAACGTCAGCCACCCATCGTCCACCCAGCCGAACAGCGGGATGTGGTCCTCTTCCGCCTTTGCGGTGGCCTGCAGGACCGGGAAGAAGCCGTGCGTGATGCAGATATCCACATCCTGGTACTTCCCGTACAGGCAGGCCGCCGTCAGATCGTACATCCTCGACAGGTCGGCTCCGCCGTACCAGTCGATCGGGAGCTTGGCCAGCTCCTCCAGCGTCCAGTGATACTGCCGGTCGCTCCTCCGGAACTCCTCGATGTCAAACCAGGCTCTCATGGCCGCCGTGTAGATGTTCAGCGACCGGCTGAGGAAGTCCTTCCTCTGCTGCGGGTCGTTCTGGGCCTGCATGGCCTCCTGCATGATGTCTTCCGGGCGGATGGTCACACCGTAGTTCGGGTTCGCCTTCTGGTGCTGGATCGGATTTAAGAAATCGACTTCACCCTTGTCATTCTGATCCGCACGGGCCACGAACGAAAAAAGGGAATCGTCCTCAACGATTCCCGTCGCCACCTTGATGGCGTAGTCCATCCGGCCGTAGCCGAAAGAGTTCATGTTGTCGCCGGCTGTCGTGATGCCGACCATCAGCTTGTTCGCGTAGGCCTTCATGGCCTCCTTGAACCGGTTATATTGTGCAGGCTTCTTGTAGGCCGCAACCTCGTCAGCAATCGCGAAATTGCAGTTGAACGAGTCCTGCGAGTCCGGGTTCGCCGGCATGGCCTCGATGTAGATGGACCCGTCCGGTGTTCCGTCCGGCTTAGTGAAGGTGTACTGGATGGAGTGCTCGAAGCTGTTGTCACGGATCAGGAACTGCTTGTCGAGCTTCCGGTACTTCAGGGAGAACACCAGGAAGTGGAACGCCTCCAGCGTTTGCTTCAGAGCATTCGCGACGAGGAACGTCTTGCTGCCGGACTTCCGCTGCATGATGGCAACCGCCCAGGCGATCGACGACACGAGGGAAGTCTTGCCGTTTTTCCTGCCCATCATGATGAAGGCTTCTTTGTACCTCCGGAGGCCGGAGTAACGATAGAAGAACCCGAGCAGGTTGTAGATGATGAAGATCTGGAAGGGCTCCAGCTTCAGCGGTTGGCCAAGCAGCGGCGTCCCGTCCAGTCTTTCGCCCTGCTGGTGCACCAGTGTGCCCTCGATGATCATGATCGCTGTGTCCGGCTCTGATGCCCTCAGCTCCAGATCCTCGCGCTTCAGATCCTTTTTGTACCGCTCACAGGCGGCCACAACTTCCTTGCCAGCGACGATTGTGCCGGAGATCACATCGTCTGCGTACTTATCAGCTACCGGTTTGTAGCTCTTCATACTCCGAGATTGGACAGGATGGATTCAAGGGATTCTTTCTTCTCTGGTTTCGTGAGTGCTTCGCCCAGGCGTTTGAAGCCTGCCGGCGTCAGTCCGAGGTCCCGCCAGTATTGCAGCGCCGTCGTATTCAGCTCGTTCGTCATCACCAGCATCGGATTCTTGCGGAGCCGGCCGTTCTCTTCGACCACCGGCTGGCTCCCGGCTTCCACGAACTGCTCTCTGGCGCCGTCTCTGTCTTCCAGGATCTGAGCCAGCGTGTCGATCGCGTTCACGAACTGCGGCTGATACGTCCCGGCCTTCTTACATGCGGCAGTGATTCGCCGCTTCCACTCCTTGCTTTTCACTGCCATCCTCCGAAAACGCCAACATTCTCACCAGATTCTCCCGGTACCTGGGTGAAAAGTTAGAATAACCTCTCGCGCATATAAATCCCGGTACCCCGGCCGATTAGGCCGCCCCCTGATCGCCGAAATCGGAGAGGGGGGCCCCGCCTCCCGTTCGGCCGCTTTTGGCGCGGTCCGGCCGTGCCTCTCGCCGGTCTCTGAACGTTTGGCCAGCTTCATGCTGTGGTATCAGCCCACCCTACGATCATTTCTCGCGCGACGCAGCTCTTTTCCCTTGATCGTTTGTGTCCTCCGTGCGCAGAAAGACCCCCGCCTCTTTCAGCTGATCCACTTGGTCAGTCTCTGTTTTATTGCTGTGCGCTTTAACCATTCCATTCCGAGATCCGAAAGAGCCCCGTCCGGGGTGTGCATCCGTCTGTGCTCTGCCCGGCTTAATGCGATCAGGTTCCATGGCTCCCATTGATATTCCGGGAACCATTCCCTGGGGAAGATGTGGTGGACAACTTCCGCCTCCACCTTCTTGCCGTACCGCATGGACTCGCGGCAAAGATATTTATCCCGGCGCATGATCACATCGTGCAGATGCTTCCACCTTTGCGAGTCATACATCGGATCGTGTTTCATTGGCCCACACCCCCGGTTACACTGGCCCGGAACCCCGGACCAGTGCGCCCCGGAGGATAGGGCAGCGAATGAAAAAGAGCCGGCAGCTAGGGGCCGGAGTCAGCGGCGCCCTTCATCTGTCGACTCTTACACGATACACTTTACCGCTCCCTATGCAGGACATTCAAGGACACATTTCAGATTTCCAGCTCCTCCACCGCTCGCCGGTGCATCCGCACCACCTGCCGGTATGAATACCCGGTCTTCACCGCGATAGCTTCAAAGCTCATGAAGTCAAGGTATATCATCCGGAGCAGCCGCTTGTGGTAGTCGTTCGGGCTTTTGTCGATGGCCCGCTGCACATCCTTGCAGGCATCGATGTATTCCCAGATCTTCGCGGTCATTTCGCGCTCCAGATGGTCGAGCTCTGCCACGTAGTCGGAGAGATCGCGCGGGTTGTGGCCATGTGGCATGTCATCCATCACGATGGCCTTCAGCCCATCGTTCCTCTCCCGGAACTCTTTCAGCCGTGCCATGGCGTCCTGTGAGGCGTTCCATGCGACCCGGTAGGACCGCAGGTATCGCTTCTTTTCGTCCAGTGTCATTCTCCCCTCCACTTGATCCGCTGGCCGCATCCAGGACAGTATGAGATCCCGGTCAGCTCGATCTCCCCAAATGTCCACCGGCACCCAGGGCAGATCCGTGAGGTCCCGTTCCGTCTGGTCGCTTGAGGTATGTCTTTCTTCAATGCCGCGATCCCCATGTCCAGCGCCTGCAGGACCTTCCCCACGTCTCTGCTTCCGTTCGCCAGGATGCCGATGGCTTCGTCCGCAGTCATTCCCTCCACTCCTTTCCGCAGTGCGGGCAGAACTTCGGCGGCTTGCTGGTGAAGAAAGCCATCCCGCACTCTTTGCACTCGGCTTCCCCGGCCACCGTCGGCTGGCGGTCCACCACCTCGTCAAAGGTTCTTCTCTCTTCGCAGTCTCCCCACCAGTAGTAGTGCTTCTTCAGCTTGTCAGCATCAATCAGTCTTCCCATTGTCTCCTCCCATCATCACATCGTCAGCTTCATCCAGTTGCACCTGTGTAGGTGTTCTCATGTCCGCCCCACAGTACGGGCAGTATCTTGTCCCGCCGCCAATCATTCCGCACTCCGAGCAACGCCTTACGCCATAAAAGCAACCGCTTGTAGTCTCCAGTCTGTCATACACCCACCGCCCGTTTTTGCGCTCCGTCAACACCCTGTCATGCTCTTGCATCCATCCAATGCTGTGCAAGTAGTCAATCGCAGATTCAAGTGTGATTTCAGGCTGTGCGGACGGCATTGAGTTGAGTATCCTCTCAAACATCTTGTACCGAATCCAACAGCCACTGTCCCACATCTGCTCATCGCTGTCGGTTTCAAATGCCTCGTGATACATCGCGTTTCGTAGCTCTTGGCTGTCAATCGGTCTCCCCATTGCTTCACCTCCTGTTTGTTGGCAGCGGGACTGTCTTCACGTTCAGCGCCGGGTTCAGGCTTCTCCAGTAGTTCTCGTTCGGCCCTGGATATGTCCACTGCCACGGCGGAATCGTTGGCCATGAAAAAGACGGCTCGGCCTCCACGTGCCTCATCATCCCGCTGACTGTCCTGTGTTCTCCTACCCTGACGCGGATGTAGGTGGAATCTGCCGGCATTCCGGTCTTGTACTCCCAGTGCTTCTTCTCCCGGATGAGGATTGCCCCAACCGGGACGTCATATACGCTTACGCGCTCCCATGATTCCTCATCCATTCCCATCCGCGCCATGTTGTCCCTCTCTCGGTGTGTATCTGTCCGCCAGCTTCTTCGCGGTCACGTGTTTGCAATCATTGCACGGGAAATCCCACCCATGTTTGCAAAAATGTTCACACGTGCCGCAAAAAGAATCGCATTCATAAAACATCATGCCGGCGTTGTCCGGCCCCTCTTCGTTGCCGTCTTCCTCATCTTCTTCCGGCGGTTTCGGCAGCATACACTCCAGCGTCTCGCGGATTAGGAAAAGGTTGTCCGCGATCCTGGTCAGTACTTCAAGCATCATCCTGTCCATCATTCTCCTCCTCCGGTGCGTCCACCGTCACCGTGTAGCCTGCTGCAGTCAGCACGTCCACGATATGCTGCTGGTCCTTCTCGTTCATTGCAAACATGAACTTGGTCTTTCTGAACACCCGGACTCTCAGATCGTCCACATCGAAAGTCCCATCCTCCACTCCTGAGGTGAAGTCCCGCATCTTGTCGTCGATGTAGTGCAGGATGCGCCGTGTCCGCTCATGGCCAAAACCCAGGACATCGTGCATGGCCTCGGCAAAGAACAGCATCATCACCTCGATGCGGCCATCGTTGGCTTCGGTCCATATCATCTCTCTCAGTCGCTCGATCTGCTTGGGCGAGAACCGGCGACCGCAGAGCATTCCGGCCTTGATGGCCATCCATTCCTTCTCGTAGCTCACAGATAGCTCCTCCCAAAGATTCTCATCCACTCCTCACGGGTGTGGTCTCTCTCAAAGGCCACCTGTGCGGCCTGCCTCAGCTGCAGGCTCAGATACCGGTCGTTGTGGACTCCTGTTGTCCCGGTGTGGTGTTCCCGGCAGAGCCAAACGGTCAGGTCATACTTCTCTGACCATTTCCGGTTCGGCCCGCCGAGAACGTGGTGCCGCTCGAGCCCGGTGACTCTCCCGCACACCCAGCACCGTTTGTGTGTCTGTATCGCGCTCACAGCATCACTCCCTGCACCACCGGCTGGCTGCCGTCGCTCGGGATGTACTGCCCTTTGTATCTCTCAGCACCCAGCCCCAGGTCATGGATGAGGCGGCTGATCGGAGCCATGCCCACCATCAGCTCGTCCGAGATCTCCTCGATCTCCCGGCCGGCCTTGTACATCTCGATGGCCCTCTGCTCGTTGGTCTTGCTGAGGTAGTAGACCTTCTTCTTGTCTCTCTCGGCGGGCGTCTCGATATGCTCGGCCCGCTTGGTGATCTTATGCCCCTCCTCGTCCTTCTCAAAGCCTTTCTC